GATTGCACCCTGACTTTGCCCCTTCTTGCAGAGGATACCTCGAATGTTTTTGCCGCGACAGGATGTTGTCCCCAAGACAAATCCGAAACGGCACTTAATCCCCCCAATATCTCTAATTCCCCCAAGGTTATCGCTGTGATGGCAGTTCTCTTTTTGTCAGATTGCTCAAAAAAAAGGCGGCTTTCTTCCGTCAAAACAATCTTGCCTGACCCAAATTGAACGCTACTCATTGTTATTCTCCCGTAAATACTGAACACAATTGTTGTGTAAACAAATCTATCACTACTTCTATTATTTGCAAAAAAGATTTTCGTTTTTTCCGGCAAAAAAAGCCGGTTTCGTTAACCATTAACCCACGAAAGCAAACATGAACATCAAGCACTTTGCCTGCAATTTGCAGGTCAAAGCGTTGGCGGCTGACGGCGTTTTCGCCGGATACGCCAGCGTCTTTAATACCCTCGACCAACAGAACGAAATCGTCGCTCCCGGCGCTTTTGCCCGCACGCTGCGGCAAGCCGCGCAGCAGGGCCGCACGCCCGCCATGTTGTGGATGCACGATCCGACCTTCCCTATCGGCTTGTGGCAGGGCATCCGCGAAGACTCGAACGGTCTGGCGGTCGAGGGCCGTTTGGCGCTGCGCACGCAAAAAGGCGCGGAGGCTTATGAGCTGTTGAAGATGGGCGCTCTCACCGGCCTCTCCATCGGCTACCGCGTCGTGTCGAGCCGCATCGACGCCAGCCGCAAAGCGCGGATTCTCACGGACGTCGATCTGTTCGAAATCTCGCTCGTCACCTTCCCGGCGAACGAAGCGGCGCGTGTCGATGAGGTGAAAGCCCCCGACGGCGGCAAGAGCGCCGCCCTCCGCCGCGAACTCCGCGCTGCTGCTGCGCGGCTTCACAGGGCCGCACGCACGTTGACGGAGAGGCGATAGAGATGACGATTATTCTCCCAAGCCCCGCCGCTGCTGACGAAAAAGCGTGAAACGAACAGTCGTCGGTCGCCCTGAAGTCTCGCGATCAGTCCGCTGCGCCACATCTTTTTTAGTCGGCAAAATTTTGACACTCATGCCGATAGCTGTGTCGAGGGCACTCAAGCGGCAACGGGCACTAGCGATCTGACCTTCAGCCACTCGATTATTGGCCGCTTTTGCCCATTCCTTTAACGTTTCTGAGAACGCCACGGCGCGAGCATGACTAAGCTTCAGAAGTTCCGAAGCCCCGGAGATAGCCAGCTCCGTGCATTCGCCAGAATTGAGGGTAGCCATCATATCACGTTGCTTGCGTGCAAACGCACTTCTTACCGCTTCTACGTGTTTCATTTGTGTAGACTCTTCCGGTAGTGCTAGTCCATCAGCAAGGAAGTAAAGCTCCTGCATTACTGTCAATACCTCCCTACGAAAACCACCGAGTGCCAGCATAAGAGAACGCGCTTTTTTCATAATATGAATATCCATTTTTTTCTGGCCCAAAACGGGCCAGCGCTCATGGCACATTATCAATCAAAGCGCGATGACAAAATAACGAAATTACTTTCGTGTTAAAAAAATCTTGGTTAACGCCAGCGCGGTGGCGTTTCCGAGCCTCTACCCCCATCCGCACACCCCCAAAAAACCTAACTGGAGTAACTCTATGATCGAAGTGAACGAGGTTCGCTCCGCCACGGAAACGTTGGCGCGCGCCTTTGAAGAATATAAATCCGTGAACGACCAGCGCCTGCACGATATCGAACGGCGCGGATCGGCGGATGTCCTGCTGGATGAAAAACTCAGCCGCATGGACGACAGCATCAACCGCGCGCAGGACGACATCACATCCGTCAAAACCATGCTGCGCCGCCCCGGCAAGTCCGGCTTCGACGCCAAAGCCGTCGAAGGCAACAGCGCTTATAAGCAGGCCTTCCTGAGCTATATCACCAAAGGCAACGAAGGCGAACTCGCCTCCATGCAGTCCAAGGCTCTCGAAGTCATCAACAGCGCCGAAGGCGGATTCATGGTGCCGCCGGAAATGTCCTCGCGCATCGTCACGCGCCAGTTCGACTCCACGCCGATGCGCCAACTGGCGACGGTGATGAGCATTTCCTCCGACTCCGTCGAAATGCTGCGCGACACGAATGAACCTGCGGCCTCGTGGGTTTCGGAACTCGGCACCCGCGCCGATACCAATGACGGCGGCCTGGGCCGCATACGCATTCCCGTGCACGAGCTGTACGCTCAACCGAAGGCGACGCAAAAGCTCCTCGATGACGCCATCGTCAATGTCGAGGAATGGCTGATCAACAAGGTCGCGGCGAAATTCTCCCGCGCTGAAAACAACGCTTTTGTCGTCGGCGACGGCATTGGCATGCCGCGCGGCTTCACAACTTATGCCGCGCAGACCACCGACGACGCCACCCGCGCCTGGGGCGTTCTGCAATATCTGCCGACCGGCGTGAACGGCGCTTTCGCCGCGTCCAATCCGGCGGATGTGCTGTTCGATCTGGTGCACAAACTGCGCGTCGGGTACCACGCCAAGGCGACATGGATTATGCCGCGCGCTGTCGCGGATATGATCCGTAAATTCAAGGAAAACACCACGCAGGCCTATATCTGGCAGCCCGGATTGATGCAGGGGCAGCCCTCCACCCTGCTCGGCTTCCCGATCACGCTCGGCGAGGACATGCCCGCCGTCGCCACCGGCAGCACTTCGCTGGCGTTCGGAAATTTTGAGGAAGGCTACACCATCGTCGACCGCATCGGCCTGCGCATCCTGCGCGATCCGTACACAGGAGCGCCTTTCATCAAGTTCCGCTGCACCAAACGCACCGGCGGCGATGTCGTCAACTTCGAAGCGATCAAGCTGCTGAGCTTCTCGGCATCGTAAAAAGAATGGGGACGTGGGTCGGGGCTCAGGGTTCGGGGAAAAGTTTTTCCCGCCCTCCCCCTGAACCCCGAGCCCTGAACCCTGAACCCATTTTCTGGAGTCCCTACCCCATGGCTATCCGCGATCTTCTTCGCAATTCTCTTGTGTCCACATCACTGCAACCCGCCGCCCGCGTCAACGGCACCTCCACCGGCGCCGCCGTCGATCTGCGCGGCTACGACGGAGCGATGGTTACCGTTGCCTTCGGCGCTTACACCGACGGCACGCACACGCCGTCTGTTCAGCACTCAATTGACGGCACCACGTACACGCCGTGCGTCTTTGGCACCGATCTCGACGGCGCGACGAATTTAACCGCCGTCAACAATGTTTCGGGCGCGAATACCCTTCAGCAAATCGGCTATATCGGTTCGCTGCGCTATCTGCAGGTGGTGATGACCACGACGGGCGCAACCACCGGCGCTGTCTCGACCGCCAGCGTCATCGCCGGTTATCCGCGCAACGCGCCGACGCAGTGAGTTCAAATGAAAAGAGCCGGGATAGGAATCCCGGCTCTTTTTTATCTTTGCCTGTCTCGCTGAAGCTTAAGCCTTGGCGCGCGGCGTTTGACTGGATGCTACCAAACGGACAAACCAATTACCGTTACGTTCTACAGGCCCTTCGGTAATATAGCCTGCGCCTTCCAGTTCATCTCTACCCTCTTCCGTGCAAAAGAGATCACGCAAAGCCCGCCCTAAAATATCATAGGCTCCGCCTTCGTCATAAAGCTTGGCGTCTATCTTGGCTTTGTCTGCCATTTCTTCGGCTTGACGGCATAACCGGGTCATAAAGGCATGGGCTTCTCCCAGAACAGTGCCATTCGAACTCACAGGCACAACTTTCATCCAGCCATTTCGATTGGAAGTTTCGATGGCTACCGCAGCCTCTTGACCGCAAACATTGCTGTTCAGGGGAATCTGCAACTTGATCTCGGGCGGCTTGTTCCTCTCAAGCAACGCAAGAGCCAAATCGGTCAAATCGTTGTAGATTTTCTGCACACGAGGATCGACCGGCTTTTTGGCCTGTTTTGGGCCGGAGCCTGATGTAGATGAGGGTCGTGAAGACATAACTTATCCTTTGAAATGTTGAATTAATAACGCGGCAACCTAACAAGCCACCAAGAGTAAATCAACCATAAACAATAGTTTCTTGCCTGTTTTTGGCAAAATTCCAACATCAAGGCCCCGAAACACCCATGACATCCTTCACCTTAACTGTCCCTCCCGCCGTCGAGCCGGTTGCGCTCGCCGATGTGAAGCAGCATGCCCGCATCGACAGCTCCGCCGACGACACGTTGGTGACATCGCTCATCACCGCCGCGCGGCAATGGGTGGAGCAGTACACAAACCGCGCCATCATCAACCAGACATGGCAGATGGCGTTCGATCTCTGGCCCACGGTCGCCGAGGACTGGTGGGACGGCCTGCGCGATGGTCCCGTCACAAACCCGGGTCGCGTCGGCTTCATCTGCCTGCCGCGCCCTCCTTTGGTCAGCGTCAACAGCGTGACGTATTTCGACAACGCCGACACCGGAACCGTCTGGCCGTCGAGCAATTACTTCGTCGATACGGTGCGGCAGCCGGGGCGATTGGCCTTACGCATGGGCGCGACATGGCCGCAGCCGACGCGCCTCACCAACGGCATTGTGATTGAATATATCGCGGGGTATGGCGGCAGCGCGGCATCCGTGCCGGAGACGATCAAAACCGCGATCCGCCAGCTCGTCACCCACTGGTACGAACATCGCGGCGAGGCTTCGCTCAACACCGGCGGACGCGGCATGACTACGGCCTACAACGCCGTCAACGTGCCGATGGTTATACAGGCGTTGCTCGATCCCTATCGCATTCGCTCCTTGTCGTGAAACGGAGGCTTCCATGAACAGCGGCAGTTTGCGCAAACGCGTAACCCTTCAGGCGGAAACGCCAAGCACCGACAGCGCCGGAGGCTATGCGCTCGTCTGGACGGATGTGATGACCGTCTGGGCTGAGATCATCCCTGCCAGCGGACAGAAGATATTCACCGACGGCCATCTGGAAGGTCATGTCACACACCGCGTCACGATGCGCTACCAAAGCGGCATTACCACCGACATGCGCCTGACCTGCAACGGGCGCGTCTTCAACATCCGCTCTGTTCTGAACAGCGGTGAAAGCAACCGTTGGCTGGAACTGCTGGTTGTGGAAGGGGTTGCGCTATGACTGATGCTTTGTTTAACGCGCAAACCGCTTTGTACACGGCGCTTGCGGCGAATGGCGCGATCCAAACGCTCCTCGGCTCGCCGCCAAGGCTCTATGATCATGTGCCGCCCGGAGCCACGTTCCCCTATATGGCATTCGGCGCGATCAGCGTGCATCCCTACGACACCAAAACCGAAACCGGATTCGAGCAGATCGTCACGCTCGATATCTGGTCACGCTACCGCGGCAGCAAGGAGGCGAAAGACATCCTGCAAGCCGCCTACGACGCGCTGCACCGCGCCACGCTTTCCGTCTCGAACGAAGTTTTCCTGCTGTGCGAATTCCACAGCGCCGATCTCGTGCTGGAAAGCGACGGCATCACCTACCGCGCCGCCGCGCGGTTTAGTTTGATCACGCAGACGGCATAACAATGTAATCCCCCTCCCGCAAGCGGGAGGGGAGCCGTTGCATCACAAGGAGACACCATGCCCAAACACTACACCCTTAACGGCGAGGCCGCGCGGATGGCGCGGGCGGCGGCCAGCGAACTCGCCAGCCTGCAACGCGCGATGCGCGAGGCCGAAGACAATCTCGCCGGACTGCACCGCATGTTGAAAGTGCCCAAGACGACGACGCAAAGGCGCACAATCAAAGGCTCGCGCAGCTCGTCATCGGCGCTGCAAAGCATGCTGGAAACCAGCCTCGGCAATTTCGCGGCGAGCAGCATGCTTTCGGGCGGCATCGGCAGTTTCTCCTTAAGCTCCGGGCAAATCGCGGCGGAGCTCGCCAGCGCTTCGCTCAAAGGACAAAGGATTCTGTAATTCCAAAGCGCAAATATGGAAGAAGCGCCGCAATAAGCCCTCCCCCTCGCGGGGAGGGTTTGGGAGGGGGGCCATCCACCCGCTTCATAGCTGATAATTGCGAACAGGTAGGTTCCGCAAAATCATTTCACATTCTGACATGACGCGCCAAGCGGCACGCCCCCCTCCCTAACCCTCCCCACAAGGGGGAGGGAACCACAATGCTCTAGCGGCGACTTGTTTTCTAAGGACTATCAACATGGCTTTTGATGAAATTGAATTGCCGCTGCGCGTCGGCTTCGGCTCCTCCGGCGGGCCGTCGTTTTCGACCGAGATTATCGTCATCGACAGCGGCTATGAGCGGCGCAACCAGAATTGGAGCCAGGCGCGGCGCGTGTTCGACGCGCGAACAGGAGTGCGCTCCGCCGCCGACGCGGCAACGTTGCTTGCCTTCTTCCACGCCCGCGCCGGACGTGCGCGCGGCTTCCGCCTCAAGGACTGGAGCGATTGCACCAGCGCCACGGATAACGTCGCCGCGCCCGCTTTCAACGACCAGATCATCGGCATCGGCGACGGCGCGACGAAGGTGTTTCAATTAATAAAGAACTACGCCAGCGGCGGCATTACGCATCAACGCAAAATCAGCAAACCTGTAGTGGGCAGTGTGCTGATCGGCATCAACGGCGCTCCGGTCACGACAGGATTTAGCGTCGATACGACAACGGGACTAGTAACCCTCGCCACAGCCCCCGCCGCCGCACAAAACATCAGCGCCGGATTCATCTTTGACGTACCGGTTCGCTTCGACACCGACCAGCTCGCGCTGACGGCGGAGAACTACGCGATGTTCAAGACGGACGTGCCGCTGGTTGAGGTGCGGGTTTAGCGTTCCTGCATAAAAGGAGGTTACGCTAGGTG